AGGATCACGTTACCGCCCGAGAAGGTCTTCACGTTGCCGCGCTCCTTGAGGCGACGCAGCAGCGCGTTGTTGTTGGTCACGTTGTCGGCGAGCTCGCCGGAACGCGACTGGATGTTCGTCGCGATGATATCGCTGATCGAACTGTTCGCGAACGCCATGAATGGCACTCCTTACAGAGGGTGGGTTCAGAGCCGCTCCGAGAGCCCGTCGAACTGCTCGGCCAGGAGGGAGCGGCGATCCGCCGAGTTCTTGGCCGCAGGCGCTCCGGGTGTGGAGCCGCGAACCGACACGGCAGCTGCCCTGGCGGCTTTCGCCGCCTTGTCCGCCGAGGCTTTCCGCTCCGCCAGCGCCGCGGCCTGTGTGGCCTGCTGCTGCTTCGCGAACAGATCCTCGTCCAGACGCAGGGCCTTGTTGTATGCGTCTTCCAGCGTGGTCGCGACGCCGCTCTGTAAGAGCTGGATCATCGTCGGCCTCGCGGCCTCGAAATGCTCTGCCTTCGCGGAGAACTGCTGCACCTCGTCAAGAAGCGCGGCATTGGCCGCCTCTTCCTGCGCCTGCTTCCAGCCGGTCACCTCGCCACGAATCTTCACGAGTTCGTTTTGAAGCGCCACGAAGTTGGGATCGACCGGGGCCTGTGGGGCGGGCTGACCCTGCGCGGTCAAGTCTATGCCGTAGGACCGAGCGAGGGAATGGAAATAGTTGAGCCGGTCTTGCGGCGACGACGAGCGGAGGATGTTGTCCGCCTCCATCAACGCGCGGATCGCCTGCGGCGGGTCGATGCCGAGGCCTCGGATCGTGTCCATGTAGGGCGCGATCGCCTCGTTGATTTTGTCCGCGAACTCGGCCTTGGAGCGGATCGGCTCGATGCCGGCGCGCATCTGCTCCTCGCGCTGGTAGGCGTATTCCTGCAGCCGCGGGTCCGCCTTGGACCAGAAGTCGTGCATTTCCTTCTTCCACGACTGCGGCGGGCGCTTCCAGACTGGCTCCTCGACGGGCTCGGGCGCTTCCGGCGCGGTGGCCTGCGGCCCGGCGGGCGCGGCCTTTGGGGCCTTGGCGACAGCCTCGGCCTTGGCGAAGCGGCCCGAGGCGTCGCGCGCGCGGTCGGCGGCGGATTGCGCTGCTTCGGCCTCGGTGGCCGGCTCGGGCGCGGCCTCGGGCGCGGGCGCTTCCGCTTCGATCGCGCTGAACTGTTCCGCAAGCAGCTCCTTGCGGCTGTCGCTGTCTACCTTCTGGATCTCGCCGTTCATGTCATCTCCGGGTCTGCGACCGCAGGTCGGCCAGGATCTTGTCTGCCTGCCGATCGGTCATGTTCCACAACTGCTCGCGCAGCCGCTTGATGCGCTGCTCGCGGCTCGTCGTGATCGGCTGCCTCTCCTTCGGCATCTCGTTGCCGATCTCGAAGCAGTTGTGCCTCTTCAGATGCTCGCGGTGCTGCGAACGGCTGCTGATCCACGAGCCGTCCGCCATCGACTTATAGCCGCCGATGTCGGGAACGATCTGGATCTTGGGCTCGGCACCGGGCGTGGCGACCGCGATCTCGATCATCTCGCCGTCGCGCCAGACGTAACGGGTTCTCATAGCAGCAGCATCACCTCCTCGTCGTCGGCCTCGATCATCATCGCCTGCTGGATCGCAAGCGCGCGCTCAAGGCCCGCCAGAATGCGCCCCAGATCGATCGACGGGGCCTCGATGATGTCCGCGCGGCTCTCGACGCCTGCGGCCTCGACGGCCTGCGCGACGGCATATTCGACCGCCGCGGGCGCGGGCTCCTTGCCCTCGACGATCTGCTCGTAGAGCTCAAGGACGCGCCGACGACGCGCCTCGACCTCCTCGCGCTCCTTCCGCAGCCGCTTGCGGCGGTATTCGCCGTCGTGCGTGTCGTCTACGACGACGGGCGGGATCGGCCCGCTCGTACCCCACGACACGCCCCATGCGCTGCCCCAGCTGTCGCCCCAGCTTGCGAACATCACACCGGATTCCAGGGATCGACCGAGGTGCCGGTGCCTTTCACCTGCACGTCGTTGACATACTGGATGTTTGCATCGACCTGCCCGGCGACCGTGAAGGTGAGGCTATCGGTCTTGGCCTTGATCGCGGTCACCGTGCCATCGACCGTCGTCAGGCTCGACGCCGTGGCGAGGCCGTTCTGGATCTCGGTCACCGCATCGGCGGCGATGGACGCCGCGGTGATGACATCGTTGCCGATCGAGGACACGGTCACGCTGTCGCCGGGAAGCGCCGCGAAGACCTCCTCGCGCACATCGGTCGGGTCCGCGCCCGATGCCGTGACATGGACCACGAAGTCGCCCAGCGTGTCGGTGTGCGCCGTGGTGAGGGCCAGAGAATACCAGCCATCGCCGCGCTCGGTCACGGTCGGGCTGATGGCAGCGAAGGCCGCGCCGTTCTTGCTGGCCGCGATCGTCAGCGTCAGGCCGGTCTTGCCCGTGATGTGGTCGGTGCTGTCGGTCATCAGCACCATGAGGTTGCGCGCGGTGGACTGCTTCAGCATGGGTTCACCTGTTCACGACGCGCGAGCGCGAGTAGGTATTGCCCCCGGCAGGGGCGGCGGGCGGCGGGTAGTGGAGGATCGTCGCCTCGATGTTGTAGTTGATGAAAGTGCTGTTCGACAGAAGACCGGCGGTGCCGGCGAGCAGTCCGAGGCCCTCGCCCGGGCGCACGATTATGCCGCTGCCCGGCTCCGCTCTAAAGATGTCGATGTCGCCAAGGCCACTACGCTGAATGCCGTTGAGCGAGAAGCCGACCGCACCGAAAGCCTTCATTGCCGGATTGCGGCGGAACACACCAGCGTTCTGCTGCTGGAGGATGCTGATCGTCGCGCCATGCGTGTACGGCCAGTCCCATTGCCACGATCCCTCCAGACGCGAGCGGAATGGGCCGACGACGGTGCGGAGCGCGGAGGGGATTGAAGTCGAGGTGTCGGCCTTGATCGGCGTCGTTGCGTCGGCGGCTGTGTCAAGACCTTGGATGCGCGCGAGGCGCAGGTTGATGGCTGGCATCACCGCAAGGTTGCTGGCGTTCGTCTCGCCATCGAGGGGAACCCAGGCGACGCGCACCGCGAGTACGACGCCGCTGCCGGATGCATTGAACAGGCTGACAATCGCGCCGCCGATGGTTGCGTCCGTGGCAACGTCCACGCTTCGATAGAGGTAAGTCGCGCCGGTCGCCGTGTTGGTCACGAGCATCGCGACGATCATCGAGTGCGGGACGCCATACTCCGTCTGCGTAACGGCCACACCCTCGCCTTCCCTCAGCACGATTGGCTCGCAGTTTACGCTCGCGCCGAAATCGCCCAACGTCGCAAAGCTGTCGTGCCTCCACGACGCAAGTCCTCCGCTGAACTGACGAGACGACAGGCCGCTATTTGCCAAGGTGAGGAAATAATTCGGCGCATCCGCCATGCGCTTCAGGGCCACGCCCGAAGTCGTTACGCTGTCGGGGTTCGTCGTGCATGTGACCTGCGACGGCAGGCTTGCGCTGGCGGTGTCGTTCTTGATCGGGCTGACCGCATCGCCGCCGCTGCTGGCGGTCGCGCGGAAGAGCGCAAGCGCGCCAGCCCTGCCAACGCCTGCGGTGTTGTTCGCCAGCGGCGCGACCGGCGACAAGCGAAGGTTGACCAACTCGAAATACCGGCGGTTGTCGGATGTCTCGTCGTTGAAGATGGCGAACAGGCCATCCTCAAGCGGACGCACATCGACCGCGCGTTGGTAGACGAGGAAGGTCTCAGGCATCCGGCTTCACGACCTCGAACTCGCTGTAGCGCGATGGAACCTTGCACCCGGGGCAAGTGATCGGAGGCGAGACCGGAGCCACGCCGCCGTTGACATCGTTCTCTACGCGAGCGGCAAGTTCCGACGGAACCGTCCACTCATGCAGGCATGTCTTGTGACGAAGAGTGGTCATCGTCACGTCGCAGCGTCGGTAAACTCGATCTCCAAGTCAGCCGTGCCGACAGCCGAGGAACCCGAGTGGAACAACTCGAAACCCTGCGTGGCGCGGCACACAATCGGCTCGACGTTGGTGTCCGAGTAGCCCGCGTTCCACACCTCCGCGAACGGGATCAGCGTCAGCCAGTTGGCCTGCGTGGTGCCTGCGACGATAGGCTCCTCGTTGACGAACAGGAAGCGGCGGAAGATGTCGCTGCCGGTCACCGTCTGGTTGGTGCCGGAGGTGGTCGCGGCGTCGAGGTTGCTGCTGCTGGTGTCGTGCTTCACGGGCGTCACGGCGGTTCCGGCGGACGCTGCCGTGATGCGGCGGCATTGAGCGGTCGTGATGACGCCGGTCACAGCAGCCGTGCCGTTGTTGAACCAGTACGCGCGATAGACGCGGATGATGCGCGCCGAAGCCGTGCCGTTGAAGACGTTCAGCATGTCCTTGGCCGACGCATACGCGATGGCCGTGGCCGTGGATCGGAAGGTCGCTGCCATGTCAGGCTCCTAGGTCGATGGTGGTCTTGCCGGTGCCGCGCTCGCTGCGAAACACCGCGATTTCGCCGCGCCCGTCCATGTTCGGACCGGCGGCCCACTGCCGGATGCGGCCCTCGCGCAGCGCCACGACGCTGGCATCGAGGTCGTCGCGCATGTCGCCCGGCATCAGCCCGGCGCGCCGCCCGTCCTGGATCTTCAGCATCCAGTCGCGGATCGCCAGCACCTGCCGCAGGTCCATCGGGGTCTCGGTGCGGAGCAGCCAGAACCCGAGGCCGGGCCGCCATTCCATCGCGGGCTGCTTCACTGGAGGCGCTCCACCTCGACGCCCATCGCCCGGCCATCGGGGCCACGCACGATGCGCTTTGGCGCAGCCATCGCCTGCATGAGTGCCTGCATCATCGCCAACAGCCGCTGCTCGCGCCCCGCGCTGTCCTGCGCCATCGTCTGGATCAGCGCGCGGACATCCTCGGACATGCCGGTCGCGAGGCGCGACGACGCTTCGCTCACGAGGTCGAGGCCGGGAACGTCCACGCCTGCCGCGCCGATGCGCGCAACCATGATCTTCGTCTCGGCGTCCACCTGCGCCTTGTGGCGCTCCAGCTCGGCGCGCTGCGTCATCTCCTCGGCCTTCAGCGCAGCTTCGAAACGCTGGCGCTGCTCCTCGATGGCGGCCTGCGCCTGCGCCTTCATCTGCTCGATCTGCATGTCGGCCTGCAGCTTGGCCTGCTGCATCTGGGCGTCGAACTGCGCCTTCTGCTGCTCGGCCTGCATGCGCGCGGCCTCGGCCTGCTGCTGCATCTGCGCCTTGACCATCTCGGGATCGGGAGGCGGCGGTGCGCCGGCCTGCGCCTGCTGCTGCTGGGTGATCTCCTCCAGCATGCGGTCGAGCGTCCCCTCGATGGCCTCGGCCTGCTTGAACGCGCCGATGCCGTATTTCATCAGCTCGACCACGATCGGCGCGACCTGCGGCACCTGCTGGACGACCGGCATCGGCGCGT